TTAAGATTTTTGCCACCTAAAAATCGTCACAACAACTAAACCAACGAATAAGAGCAAACAGTAGGCCACACTACACCAAAAAACGAAAGTCAATAATTGGGGTAACAAAAAGCTGCGCATAACTGCTAATCCGATGGCCGTGACCGCCCATACGATCAATTGTTGTCGCAGATGATCGAATAAATGATCTAATTCTGACTTCGACATACACTCACCTTCCATTTAACTAGTTTAGCCACCAACTGATACGATATTCAAGCAAAAATGCAAAAAATAGACACAAAGTTTCAGCAAAGTCTTGACAGTATTTGCTGGAAAAGTTACTATTAAATAGTTGTTATTGGGTATTCGCCAAATTGGTAAGGCAGCGGACTCTGAATCCGTAATTTACTGGTTCGAGCCCAGTATACCCAATATTCGTTATCAGCTGTTATCATTGGTTGTCAAAAACACCGTGATTGCAGCTTTTTTATTACTTTAGTTTATCATTAATTGTCATCTCTTTTCACTAAAAGTCAGCCAAAAGGACAGCCAAAAATATAACAAAAAAGCCACTGTTTCCAGTGACTTAATACTTGCGCGGGGTAGTGACTGTTAGCCAACTTTGGTTAGCAGTTTTTTTCGTTAGGCCATTAGTCTAACGCTTATTATCAAGGCAATGACTGCAATAGTAATGTGTATCACAAAAATAACCTTTCTTATAGTTTTAGGTTCATGATAATCAAACGGCCACTGAATAAAGTCAAATACTGACAGAATCATAAAGTTAAACGCTAATAAATTTAGCCCATAAACAGTCACCGGCATAGACAAGCTGAAAGCCATGCGGCCATATTGTAATATGCTACACGTTATCAAATATGCCGGAATAATCAACAATGTAATATTTACAGTAACTTCGAAAAACCATTTTTTAATGAAATAACTCATTTACAAGGACACTCCAGTAAATATTTAACTGCACATTATTAATTATACAGTAAAATTGTTGAAGCTAGGCTATAGTAGCATTCAAACCGTTAGATCACTGTAAAATTTTGCAAAAGCGTGTAATGCTTCATTCTTCATATAATTAAACTTGCTAACACTAACCGATAATTGGTTACAAGCTTCATTGCGGGTGAAATGCTTCTCAATAACGTAATCATGTAAAATAAATTGATATTGTGGATCATCAATTGCATTTAGGGCGTCTTCGACTTCTTTTAGCTGGTAAGACAGGTCAACATGGTTTATCAGGCGGCTTTCAGCGCCGTTTCGGCTGCTATGGCTTGACACTCCATCGAATGAGGGGCTGGAAACTTGATTAAAAGCCGTCAAATCACGTTTTAGTTTGGCATATTGCTTTAATAAATTACGAATTTTCTTAACATCTTGACGCATCGGAATCACACTTTCTGATCCCAGATATATGTATAAAAAAGAGGCTCGGGGGAGAGCCTCTCACTATAGGATATGATAATCGCCGTTATTACGGGAAAGTAATATTAGGACAAATTACAACATTAATTTTAGTACCAATCATTTCATATGTCAAACCTAAGCTTCGATTTTTCCACGCAGTTGTTGAATCATACTGACAACTTGATACGGTGTCTTTGTCATATCAGTTACTCTGTTTTGATACCAGAATTGTGTCAGCAAGGACACCGCAAAATCGTACTGTTTGTAGACAGTCAGATCTTCATTCTTGCTAACAGCCGTCTGCACGTAGTCCTTGGCGGCGTCTAAATAACTTTGAATCATTGGATCATCTTCAGTTACATCAATTCGCAGGCTTAGTTTAATGTCGTCTACAGTCACTGCCAACTAATCACTTCCTCATAAGTTTAACTTTACTCTCATAAAATTATATGGTATAAATATAGAGTACTCATTGCCCGGTAGTTCAGCGGTAGAATAATTGACTGTTAATCAAGAGATCGCTGGTTCGATCCCAGCCCGGGCAGTCTCCAAAACACATATTTATCATAAAAGGCCGTGACCTTGAAGTCACGGCCTTTTTATTACCAAGTCATAGCATAATAGATTACCTCAAACACTTTAAAAGCAACATATGCGGCGAATACATACGTGATGATAATACCACTGTATGCAAGGATAAATGTGTTCTCCATGAAATCACTTCTAAAATTATAGCTGCACGTTCTATTAAAATCTGATAAGCATCATCATCATACTATCACTTGTTGTTTGAAATTCCACTTACTTTGTCTTCCTATTTACCAGCAGTTGCAGTTCCTAACGCCACATTAATTACAGCGGTCTTGTCAATCACTTCATAATCATTCCGCACAATGACGGAAAGCCCTTGACTGAACTGGTCGAACTTGTCCCATTGGGCGGTTACTTGGTTACGCCGGAAGACAGCCACGGCTTGTGATAAGTCCCCCGCAATCATTGGGAACGTCCCGTCGGCGTTGTTGGCCAGTAACTTGTCACTAATCATGACGACTGGTGCCCCTAACAAGGTGAACCCACTGGGTGCCGTTGGGTTCGGCTGTAATAAGTAACGGCCTTCGGAATCCTTCAAGGTATCAAGGTAATTGAACCCGGATTGGTTCACTAGCCACATTTTGCTCAAGGCGGGATCTAACGTCACATTGAAAATCTTTTTAAGATCATCAATACTGGTTGCCGTTGCTTTAGTAAAGTTGCTACCAGTTAACAAGCTCATAATCTGCGTGTTGTCCGTGTTATCAACCAGTTGTTGCAATTGGGTTTTAACTTCGCTAACAATATCCACTTCGGCGTCTTCCACCACTTCATTAGATAAGGCAATCTTACCCGCCCGGGTCTTTACATCAAACGGCACTTCCGTAAACATATTCGCGTCAACATCGGCAATATCGGCTAATTCGTCCTTAGTAGCCAGTACCGCAGATTGTTGGCTGGTGGCAATTGGATAAGTACCGGAACCACTAGAAACTTGCTTAACCGTCGCATATTGGGCGAGGTTGTAATTGGATTGTTTTAATTGGAAAACGGGGGTAATCAGTTCTTTAGGAATAACCGCACTGGCACCGTCAGTCTTTAAACCGTCCCGAGTTTCCCCGTGTGTCCGCACATATTGTTCAAAGGCGGGAATACCGGTTTTGCTTTCGTTACCATTGTCATTGCTGTTAGGATCAATAATTGTTTGTTTTGCCATGTTGTCAGGCTCCTTTTCTTGGTTAATAAATTTTTCATAGCTACGGGTATCAACTTGCACATTTGTATCGTCATAAGCGGGAACAGCTACCACCGACACGTCGAACAAACTCTTAACTTGATTAATGGTGCGCGTGATATTACCACCATCATCTTTAGTCCATTCGTCGGTGTCGTCGTCACTATCAAAGCCAAATGAACAGGAATCAACATTCCCACTCTGAACTTCTTCGTAGACGTCATTAGCAAACGACGTATTCGGCAACTGCGCGGTGAAATGTAGCCCCTTGTCGTCCGTTTCTAGCGTTAACGTGCCCGCCTTGGCACTGGCTAACACTTGAGTGTAGTCGTGGTTATTAAGCATAAGAACGTTTGATAAATCGACACCATCAAGGGCTTGGGGGGTAACAACCTCAGTGAAGCCACCTAAGTCTTTGCTTGGTGAGTTCCATACAATTGCATAACCACTAATTGTTTTGCCCTTAGATGTCTGTGAGTCTTTAGGTTGCGGGTCTGCTGAATTTTCAGCTGGCCCGTCTTCGGGTGTTTCTGACTGTGGCGTTTGTGCTCGCAACTCGGCGTCAATCGTTAACCGTCGATCTTGTTTCATGAATTATCCACTCCATTCTTTTGTAAGTTTAAGAAAATATTGCCATCGTCAGTTGGTGGCAAGCCAATCTTGGCCCGCGCTTCATTGCGGCTCATAATACCGCCCGTATAACCGGCCACGGCTTGGGCTTGCTGAGTTTGCGGGTCAAGGCTCAATAACTTGTCCGTGTTAAACGTAAAGTCATGACCAAGCTTGAACGATAGCTCGCTGGTAAAGCTATCAAAGTAATGTTGTAATGTGCCTTGCAGATATTGCACACCACTTTGTTCTTGGTTAGAATGATCGTTTTCAACCCCTAAGCGCTCCGGTGGTAAACCAAAAGCCTTAGCAATTTGTCGGGTCGTCCAGTCATTCGAGTTGACCAGTTTTAACACATCGGTATTTAAGGACAAGTTGCTAATATCCATCGTGTCATCAGTCACAATCGTGTTGATTGCGTTGTCACCCGTATTGGCTTCATCAAACTGGTTGCGAATATTGCCCTTAGCTTCCGGCCCTAAATCAGATTGATGGACTTTAATAATCGTGGTGCCATGCACGCCAGCAGTAAAAAAGCCGGTTAGCAACTTATTGCCGGCCGACTGAATCTGGCGTTCATCTTTGAGGGCATATAAGGGACTAATCCCCGACACGCCATCTTTGGTAAAATATTTAAAATGTAAAATGTTGTTAGGCGCGATCTGACGACTATTACCGCCAATCGGTGTATAGGTGTAGGTTAACGCGCCGCTCACATCGTCTTGCTCAACCGTCATTTGGTTATTGGCAATTAATTTCAACGTATGGTTAGGCAAAATCTCGGCAAAGCTATTACCATTGAGTAACAGGTTAGCTGCCAACGCATATTTGAAATGGTACCCGTCCATCTGACTATTGGGAGTTTGATTAATCATTGTATTAAAGATCGCCGTATCGCACATAATCGGATTGCTGGCAATATCGCTCGCGATAATATTAATCGCCGCGTAAATGTCACTATTACGCAACACCGCCGCACTCACGAACGTATATGGGTCGTTACTTGATAAACTAACCAAGGCGTCGGCCACCGGATCATGCGTGCCACTGGTGGTACTGCTTTTAACGAAAAAACTCATTTAATCACCTCTTTGCTTTTCATAATTAATTAGCAACGCTAACAGAATCATTGCCGTACCAGCCAGCATTAACCCCGCTTGCCAACTGATCCAGCAACCAAAACCAATTACTAAGCAGATTAGGCCAATCACCAACAAGATCGTTTGTACATAATCAGAACAGATCTGCCGCAGTCGCTGTTTTGTAGTAATCTTCTGCATGCTGTTGATCCTCACTTTCTTGGTAATAGTCCATACCAGCTACAAACGCATTAATCAACGCCGCAATCGGGTCAATCCGATTACTATTGCGGGCTTTATCCAGTTGCCAACCATTGTTTAGCACTTTCAAGATGGCGTTATTGACCGCATAAGCGAGAATCTTGTTGCCGTTATGTTTAATCTTGTCATCGTAAAGCTGATCACGAAAATTACGGGTTGGGATATTCAAAGTCTTGGTGCCTTGTCGTACTTCAAACAAAGGATAGCTTAATTTCTCGAATTTTGTAATTAACGTTTGCGCGTTATACGGGTCATAAGCGATTGCTTTCAATTTCCAGTTGTATTTCCCGACCAGTTTTTGTACAAAATCAAATAGATTGTCATAATCAATAATGCCACTATCTAATCGGGTGATACTACACTCACCCGCCCGCTCCATTGACCGGTAATCAATGCCATCACGTTTAATCTTAGAATCGAGGCCATATTTAGTCCCCACAAACGAATGACTATCACAATAAAACTGACCGTTACCAATTGGAACGAGCCAACTAACCGCGGTTAAGTCATTACTTTTTGATAAATCAATGCCAATATAGGCGTCACGATTATGTAAGTCGGGTACCTTTGCCAATTTACCAGCGGCCCAATCGTCTGCTGAAATATAACTGTCCTCACTGGCTTGCAACCACATATTGAAATTCTTAACCAGTACCGGGATTAGGTTGTTTTGCTTAATGGCAAGGTCAACGTCGGCCTGAATCTTTTCCGTCATGCGTTGTTTAGCGTGTGGTTCACTGAATAACGGGTTGGCCTTAATCCAATTGGCTTGATCGTAAACTTCTTCGCGGTCGTCAAGTTCCCATATTGCCACAAAATAACGGTCAGCTTTGGTTTTCCCCTTTAAAACGTCCGTCAGCATGTCATATTCGGCGTGCATTGGAACGTTAAGGTTAAGACCCGAGGTGGAAATCACCGCCAGCAGGGAGTTATCTTCTTGTGCTTGGCCAGACTTTAAAACGTTGTACACTTTGCGGTCTTTAGCTTCGTGCCATTCATCTAAAATAACGGTCGTCCCGGCATAACCATCAAGCGTACTGGTATCACTGGCAAGGGCCAAGGCTTGTGAATCAGTTTCTAAGTCAGTAATGGCTTGCTTTTGCACCTTAACCCGTTGCCGCATGTACTTCGATTGCTTACGGACTTGCCGTAAACCACTTGAAAGCATGTCATAGCCTAATTTAGCTTGTTTAAGGGCGTTGCTGACAAATAATACTTGTCGGTTGCGGGCGGGCTGACGTTCTCTTAAAAGGCCATTAGCGGCCATACCAGAAGCCAGATAGGTTTTACCATTCTTCCGGGCCATACTAATAAACGCACGATCATAACGGCGGTTACCAGTAGTTTTTTCACGCCAGCCATACAGTTCACTAATGATCCATTCTTGAAATGGTTGCATGGTGAGTTGGCTACCGTCAGTCTTAGGCATCAATTCGATAAACTTAACCGCCTGTGCCGCTTTGTCTTCGTCATAGTAGAACGGGAAGCTGTCGTCCTTAGAACGGCTTAAATCGCGTTTAAATCGCTCACACGCCCATTTGATTTTTTGACCAGCCAATACTTGACCCGATAACACTTGGTCAACATATTCAATCATGACAACATCGCCTCAAAAGTATCTTCGGGTGTCTCATCTTTCTGTTTATTCAATTCCATGCGGGCCCGGCTCGATAGCGACATGCCTAAATCATTGGCTAAGGCTTTTAAATCTTTCATCGCTTGTGACTGCAAGGCTACGTAGGGGTTCGGCTTACGTACACCAGTCTCTTGATTAGTTTGTACCAGTCCGTTCTTACGAATATCATTCTCGCAAGTCTGTACCGTTGCATAAGCGCGGCAATAACTGGCTAACATTGCCCGGTCAAGTTCACTAATTGGGGTATTGGCCTTTAAATAAGGCGCTACCCGTTGCCATTCAGTCAAGGCACGATCATGTAACCAATCTGGCGGGGTTAAATCAAGCACCGGATAATCAAATAACGCTTTTTCAGCGTCTTTACGTTGATCACGCTCATCATTGGTTAAATGTTTCTTCATACTGGCTAAGGCTTTTACTTTTTGGCTCATTCGGAGCACTCCTTTCGTTTAAATTTACGTACCAAAAAGCCCCCACGGGTTAGACCCGTAGCGGCTGATTGATACATATATCCAGAACTCGTTTATTATACCTATATTATCGCACATATTTCTAAAAAGCGCAATTAATAACATGTTTACATTTACACGTTACCCCCTGACTAGCTATTTGTTTAAATTTCGCATTATTAGTAGGGATATTTCACAATCCAGCAAAATTAGCAAAAAATCAAAGCTCAAAAGGGACTTTTATAAACACAAAAGTATGCTGTCCGCTCCTTTCGGGTCGACCATAGCCCCCCATATCAACGTTTCTGGGCTGTCATGCTGTTTTGAATTAGTCTCGTGGCTCAAAATTGAGCCGCCAACTTGAATTGTTCACTCGGCGGAAAAATCGGCGCAGTCAATTGCCACTTTTGACAACGTAGACGCAAAATGCGGGTTGGTTAACAGGGTCGAAAATTTCGACTCAGTAGCTCGGCTGAAAGTTCAGCGCAGTATTGCGCAGATCTACTACCTAAGTTAAACTTAGCCAGTCTGATTCATTCAGCGGAAAACTCCGCTCAACTAAAAAGCGCCGTACCTTTCAGCACGACACTCATTGATTATTTAGTTTGTTGTTCCCGTTGTTCTCTAGCCAGTCTAGTCTTCCGGTTATGATGTCGGTAACATAATGGTTGTAGGTTACTTTCGTCTAAGCGGCGTGGCTAATCATCTTTGATTTCAATAACGTGGTCGACCACATCGGCTTTACGGATCACACCATCTTGGTAACATTGAACGCATACCGGATTACTTTCAAGGAACCGCCGTGACAACTTGCGCCATGCCGAAGACTTGTAGAACTGTTGGTACTTACTCTCATCTGAATCGTACATGCGTTTGTGATACCGCCACTTGTTAGTTGCCTTGCGGTGCTTCTCACAGTAGCGCGTGTCATAGGCAACCAACGTCCGACAACCCGGGTGCTCACATTGCTTCATTGGCTTAGCCATGACCGTTGACCTTAGTTAGTGTGACCACGTCATAGGCATTCAGCTCGCTGTCAGAACTAACGCCAGCAACGCGATACGTAACCCCATCTAATATTGCTTCCAAGGTTGTCGTGATCCGATCGTCATGGCGCACCGCAATTAGCTGGTTAGTTGTCGCAGTCGTACCAGTAAGGCTAATAGTGTTACTGATGGTCAACGTATACTCACCACACCATACCGAGAAAGTCGGCGAGAACTTAGTAATGTTTTCACCAGTGTTATTATTGAACCCTGACATTTTCTCAACGCCAAACTGTACCCGCTTATTCAGGCGGCTTAGATTATAGTTCTTCATTGCTACCACCCAACAATCCTGATTCGGGGTTATTGAACCAATCTAGTACCGCTTGGCTTGCCTCTTTGTGTAAGTCTGTTAATGCCGGATTACCATTTTCTTGATACTGAACAATTGCCACGAAGTCGGGTTCTTCGGCAAAATTGTCTTTTGTATTTCGCACAAATTGATAAATATTAAGAACTACCACTTCACTCCCATTTCGTAAATATAAATGTTCATGTTGGTTAGGTTCCCGAGTAACGAATAACTCACATTGCCCCATCTTATTGTCACAGTCAATCATTCTAATTTTCATTATAGTTAGATCCTTTCTATATATTAATCATCTAATTGTTCCAACATCTTGTACGCATTTTTGCGTTGTTCTTCATCGCTTAAAGGATTATTCAAAACTTGGTTTGAAACGTTTCGGATAACGTAGGCGTCAGCTAACCAACCTTGACTTGATTTCATAAAGTGATTGTCACTAAATTGTGCATAAATGGGGTACATGAGTTTTAAGTCTCTTACAGTTTCTGGCTCATATTCTCCATCTTCATTTAGGGTAAAGCTCCCAACCAATCCTTTATCTTTTGCTTTTTGAGTTGGATCACCATTTTGGTCTAAAACACCATTTTTAATCAAGACTCCGTAAATATATGATTTTAATTCGTTAACTCTACTTGGAACAACTGGTCCATATTGTTTAACGTAGATGTTGAAAGCTTGCTCAACCAAACTTGGATAAATTACTTTCATTTCTCTGTTTCCTCCTGTAACTGAAACTTTTCGTTTTAACGTGGTACACGTGGTACACGCGGACAATCGTTGATATAACAGTGTTTTCAAGTGCCTTAGCGTGGTACATTTGGTGGTACAACGTGGTACACTTAGCATTTTCAATCATTGTACGTGAACATATCCATGTGGAAACTTGCCATTCATTCTAATTCTTTTAGCTTCCCAGCCGTCCATATTGTCCATTAATAACTTGATTCGCTTAGCTTCCGAGTTTGTTCGCCCGGTTAAATAACGATCCACTGTTTTATGGAAGACAATTTCCATGATTTCCAGAGTTGTTGTTTGGTTGAGTGGTTTCCGTTCATTACTAACTTGATCTTGTAGCCACTTAGATTGATGGCCGTAGTCACTGACATAGCTTTGTTTTAAGCTGGTACTCATGTTTTCCCAATCTGTGGGAACTTCCATTGCCAAAAACGCTTCGATGGCATCTCGCATAGGGTCGACAGCTTCCGCAGCCATCTGATACGCCTTAGCCTCTTTCATAGTGGCCTGATCCAGATATAGCAGTTCGCCATTTCTAAACCAATACGCGGCCTCCGCCAATACTTGAAGTATATAATTCTCGTCCGGGTGCCATACATCTAATTTGGCCTTGTTGACCCCACATTTAATTGGATAGAAGCGCCGTTCACCGGTCGCGTCCTTTAAATAGTCGGTTTGGTTAGTTGTGCCAATAAATACGCATTTACGCGGGTGTGGCAACGCATAGCGGCCGTAACTATTCCGATATGTGTCGGATTGTGCACTAATAAAATTTTTAATTCCCTCAACGTCCGTTTTCTTCATGGCGGAAAGCTCGGCAACTTCAATAATCCAACTACCTTGTAACTGTTGATAATCGTCTTTCTGCTTACCCATTCCTTTCAACGAATCATTGAATTTATCCGGGTATAGATTCTTACCAGCCGTACTCTTGCCAAGTCCTTGGCTTCCCTCTAAGATAGGGACAATTTCAAACTTAACTCCGGGAACATAGGCCCGGGCAATAAGACCAGTTAGCCATTTCTTAGTGATGGTGCGGGTGTAATGATTATCTTCGGCACCTAAGTAATCAATGAAATAACGTTCAGCACGTGGCTGGCCGTCCCATTCTACCGCTTCAATACGAGCCTTAACCGGATTGATTGTCTTGCGGCGTGCTTCTGTAACTACCGCGTCGGTAATGTTTTCCTTGCTAAATAACAAGTTGTAATGATCTTCAATATAACTTCTCAATAACGTGTCATCACCATCATTCCAAAAACCTTTTTTGAACAGTGAATTTTCTGCTTGTGGTGTTTTAACGATTTGTTCCGAGAACTCGTCAAAGACGACTAGCCCTTTCAACATTTCGTCATGTTCCATAATTAAGCGGATATTGTAAAGAGACTGTGTTTTGATTCCATCGTCCGAATTCTTTTTGAAATCATTCTGCCAATCAGCGGCACGTTGCATTTTGATAACATTATTGGCCGCTTCTTGGGTCTCTGCTGGTAAATCCATTGCTTTACCCATTAATGAACCCCCTTACTCTCTCGTTTTAAAATGGATTGAAAAATCACATTAACTTCCTTGCTTGGTAGTGCCGGATCCACGAACGAATCATTAATCACTGACAGCATGTTATAAACTGTCTTGGGATCAGCACCGACGCCAAACATACGACCGGCAATTTTAGTTAACCAAGCGTTGCGATTACCTTGGGTTGTCCCGGCTACCATTTCATCTAACAAGCGACCGGTATACTTCTTTTGGCGTGTGGTATAGGCGCGTTCTGACGTCCAGTTCACTTTTTGGCCCGCCAACTTATCGACTAACCATTGAGGAGCCGGCTTAATATCAGCCAATGTTCGGCCATCTAAAGGTTTATATTGTTTACCATTAATTTCACTTGGTGCAATCACCGTGAAGTCACTTAACAAGTCAATCCCGGGCCAAACGTCAATTTTGCGAACCTTAGCACCCGCGTATTTCAAAAAGTAATGTACGCCGTTGTTAGCCGTCCGTTCAATGTAGGTATCATTCGGCAACGTCAGCCCTTGCTTAAATAGTTGTGTCAAGCTAGTCCGACCATTTTTAGTTGGCTCGTGCATATCAATGTCAACAACTAATAAATCCGATAAATCTAGGCGCAAGCCTAAGTTGTAAGTCGGGTGCTTTTTGAACCATGCAAAGATGGTATTCTGATCACTAGTTGCGGCTTGGTAGCCGGCCACCCCTTTAGGTGGCTTCTTCGTGTTTTCAATCAGTGGGTAAACCGCATAGCCTTGCTGGGCCAGCTCAATTGCTTTATCAAGCGTTGCGAACTCTTTCATTTTTCATCACCGCCAAACGTATTAAGCTCATCAATATCTGCATAGTGATTTTCTGCATATTGCTTTATGACAGTGATTAGTCCACTCAATTTTTCGGAATAATCAATATTGTTATTAACGAAGTATTCATAGACAAAATCATCTAAAGCATCTATTGAAGTTACGAGTGATCCAGCCTCAAACGCTAGTTCATCTAAATCTTTAGTTTTCTTCATTACAAATTCCCTTCATATAACCGTGTTAACGTGTTAAAATAAAGGAAAGCATATTTTGAAGTAACTCCATTCGACCTACTACCTTCCAAAGTAAAGTAGGTCTTTTTTGTATGCTTTCCCATGCGACTGACCTCACACTCCAAAATACCGACGCGGGTTCTTGATTAACTTAACTACCACGTTGCCGACAAACGACACAATCATAAACTTGATTGCCCATAAGATTGCTGTTGCTATCATAAAATCACCTCCCTTAAATTTATTCTGCCCCCGCACGGTACAATTAAATTTTATGTGCTTCCATGAACTTATCAGCGTCTAGTTGGTCAATACGTTTTGTACCGTTGATTGCAACTACTCGTAAACCCTGCTTAATATATTTGTAAAGCGTGTTGTATGACTTGATATTTAAGCAGTCCATAGCTTGCTTATATGTCATATAACGTGGCAATTCTTTCTTCATTCTATTTCGTCTCCTTCAACAATACTTTTTGTCTTGTCAACGATTTCATCATATATTATACATTTTGTCTTGTCAATAGTTAAAAATACTTTTTGTCTTGTTTCAATCTTGTTAATGGCTTATACTTCTTTTAGAGGTGATAACATATGAAAAACAGGCTTAGAAAACTACGCAAGGAAAATAGCCTAACCTTGGCTGAACTCTCAGAAATGTTATTTAAACTATCAGATTTAAGAATATCTCCAGATTTATTAAGCAAATATGAACGTGGCGAAAGAAATCCTAAAAAAAGTGTGTTAGTAACGCTATCAGAAATTTTTAAAGTGCCACCTCTCTATTTAAATGGAACTAAAGATGTTCATTCTCTTATAAAAGATGGCGCCATTTCAAAAATGAAGAGCCAAAACTTGAATATTGGCATATCAGAAGACAAGGGGGGATATTCTTATGAAAAAATAAATGAGTACCTAGAAGACTGTATTGATAACAACTCGCTTATAGATTATATTTTTAGTAATGAGTCTGATTATAAATCACTCAATGACAAAGTTAATCAAGCAATATATGTTGTATCTGAATATGTACTATTAAGAGTAGAGACTTATGATTTTAGTGTTTCTGGAATGTTAACATACTTGTATTTAGAGCTTTATCATGCAGGAGGAAAACTCGTTGATGATAATTTGAACTTGACCCAAAAGCAAAAAGACAATATGGCACAAGTAATCCCAGAATTTAAAAAGATCCGGGAAAATGCTATCCATTCCCTATTGAAACTAGCCAAAGATAAGAATTTTGAGTTTGAAGAGGAAAACGCTGTTTCACTAGACTTTTTAAAAAAAATAGATTCGTCTAAGTAATTGATACCATAAATATAATCAGTTCTACATAACACTGCCCCCGCACGGTACGTTATGGAGGAAATTATAAATGGCAACAATCAAGAAGTATCGGGACAAGGACGGGAATACCCGTTATCAGTTTCAAGTTTATTTAGGCGTTGATCCACTAACGGGAAAAAAGAAAAATACCCGACGCCGTGGATTCAAGACAAAAAAAGAAGCCCAGATTGTATTATCAAGACTTGAACTTGATATTTACAATCATGGGCTACCAACTAAAAACGATAATACAATTTTTAAAGATATTTACCAGCTGTGGTTCACACAATATAAACAAACAGTTAAGGAAAGCACTTGGGTAACGACTCAACGGCTGTTCCGGCTTCATATTCTACCAATATTTAGTGATTACCGGATTGCTAAAATATCCATTAAGGATTGTCAAAAAGCCATTAACCAGTGGTTTAATGCTGGCTTAGTAAAGTATCATACTCTAATGAATTACGTTGCCAAGGTGCTTGATTATGCCATCAACATTGACTTGATCAGTGAGAATCCAGCCAAGCGCATTATTGTACCAGTAAATAAAAATGATCGTTCACGCAAAAATTTAGAGAATTATTTTGATAAGGCTGAATTACAACACTTCTTTGAGTGTCTGAATGATGATGACAATACACCGCAAGCCAGTGTGTTCTTCCGTTTAGCGGCTTTTACTGGTATGAGAAAGTCCGAAATGCTTTGCTTAGAATGGTCTGACATTGATTTTAGCAATCACACTATACGGGTTAATAAAACACAATCCCGTGGTGATGGTGCCCGTCTGCTAGTACAAGCGCCTAAGACAGCGCGTAGCAATCGGACAGTGTATTTAGATCCCACTACGATCAAAATATTGCAACACTGGCAAGTTGACCAAAAAGAATGGCTACTACGTTTCGGCTTTAACATCAATCAAGGTAACCACTATGTGTTTGCCAATGAAAACAACGAGATGTGTCAACCATCTAAGCCATGTAAATGGCTTGAACATACTCTAACTAAATATGATTTGAAGCATGTCACGGTTCACGCATTCCGCCACACTTATGCGACGCTTGCATTTGAAGCCCATGCTTCCATCAAGTCAGTACAAGACCAGCTAGGGCATTCAAGCTATCGCACAACTTTAGATATTTACACCGCAGTTACTGCCAAGCAAAAAAATGAAGCCACCGAAAAGTTGGCTAATTACCTTAATTTTTAATATTTAGACTGCTGAATTTGATGCATTTTGCCAAGTGTACCACGTTGTACCGGGTAATGAACCACGTTAGGCCACTTTGAAACGTTGTTATATCAACGATTGTCCGCGTGTACCACGTGTACCACGTTAAAACGAAAAGTTTCAGCTCCAGCAGGAAATAGGGTTAATTTAATGGTAGTCAGCCAAAAGGACAGTCAATTCATTTTTTTAATGGCCTGAACGCCTTATAATAGCTGGTATACAAGCATTTTGGGTGATATGGGGGTCGTTCCCAGTATACCCAATCAGAAGTACGGATAAAGCCACGCAGGTAAGATCAAATTTACCTGCGTGGCTTTTTATGAATTGTCACACCCTTGCCAGTGCAATTTTATCTTTTTTCACTCAAAACGGTTTACGGACTTGATTAGGGGTTTATAATAGATAGTGTAGACTGTCTGTGAAGCCTTGTAAAATTGTCACTATTTTAAATTCAATCCAAAGGAGATAATGTTGTTGGTATACAAAGATGTTTTTGGTATCGATCACAATGATTGTCACATTGTTCAGACGCGGCACGAGTTTAACCGGATCTTCATTATCGAAAATGAAGTTGGCTCTCGCTTTACTTGCATCAAAGATGATGCCCCACTCGAAAAGAAGATGTCTGGGCACTGGAAGTATGCAAAAGCTAGCGACGCCCCTAAGAACTATGCCGTTCCTTATAAGGCCCAGAAAAACTAAACAACCGTTGAAAAGAAGATTACGATGCGGCGCTATCAACCGTTAACCAAATCAAATGGCCGGGTCCCCCACTCGCTCAATCATAACACCAACCCCTACTATGGTCAGCATGGTGCTGATTGGGTCAAAGACACGAATGCTTCGCTATTTAATGCCCAACATGAGCATCTCCAATCAAAGAGCCATGTTGAGCGACGCGTGCGGCACAACGTCCGTCAAGTGTTGTGGGTGGTCGTGGCGATTCTTGCCATGTTACTTGGTGGTTTTATCTTGTTCTCATTAGCGATCAATATTTAACACTAAAAAGAGTCATTCAGCTTATACAAGTTGAATGACTCTTTTTTACTAGCCTTTAATTTCCTTGGTATCCACTAAAACTTTGCTGACCATCCGAAGCTCATCAGTTAATTCAGAGGTTCGAATCCGGCCAAATTCGTCGAGGAACTTGCCAAGGCGTTCTTCGTTAACTTTTTCAATGACCCGTGCTAACTTCTCACCTTTGGCGGTTAACGTTAGATAACGGTACCGACGATCATAAGGATCGATGTTCAACACAATCAAGTCATTGTTGATCAAGTAGGTCAGTTTCCTTGAAATCGCTGAAGAAGAGACGTGGCGGTCAGCGGCTAGCTCTTTCACCGTAATCCGGTGATCAGTGCTATGGTCAAGATAGTAGAGAATCAAGAACTGTTCGAACGACACGTCCGCATCAGTCACCATCGTTTGAATAATCTCGCGAAGATGGCTTTCAAGCCATGACATGCCCACTAAGACTTTTTCGAACAATTCCGCATCGTCGTACTTGGCCTTCTTAGTATTAGTCTTCATCATTATTTAAAACCCCATTCATGCGTCACGTTCAAGGCATCATCAACAACCCCGTGATTACGCACGGACTTCTGCAGCTGGCATAACGGTGATTTCAAGATCACGTGTCATTTGTTTCTCAATCGCAGTCTGAACATCACGATCCGTTACAACTAAGCTCGACAACTTACTCTTTCCGTTGATAATATCTTGGACGTGTTGATTATCCAAATCATCAGCAGAGACGATTGGTAAGAGATGGAAATTATCATTCGTTGCTTGTAAGCATTGGTCGAACAATGGGGCGTTAACTCCCATAACCAACACACTGTTTTGTTGTTGTAAGACTGATGCCAACCACCAGTTCAATAATTGTGCTTCAGAATGGAAGACATTCGTGATGGCTTCTTCCTTGTTCACTAATTGAATTGATAATTCGTGGTTACTACCATATTGCTTGACCATTGCTAAAGAGTGGTCTGGACGATAGAAGTTTTCTAGTGTCACTTGTGAGTTATTCGTCCGGTCAAGGTACTGAGTGACTGACAAGAACCCGGCAGCATCGTACACATCCCGACGAGTTGCTAATGACCCATTGAAGTAAGTCATGTACCAAATGGCACCATTCTTACGGTACTTCAATGTCATAATTGGGTTACCGCCGTCATCGGCAATTGACACAATCTGCTTATCAGCATTGCGCTTATATTGCCATGCAGGATTATCAGGTAATTCTGGTTTAGTCTTCGCAACGGCACCCGGTACCTTTGCCTGAATCGTGTAGTACATGTTGTACAAGCCAGTTCGTTTATCAACTAAGCCAGCTGATTGGTAACTGTTCCAAATTTCTGGCAAGCTGTCATTATAGTTAACCGTAATAACATTAGCTTTATCCTTAACTTCACTCTTCAATAAGCCCATGATCATTTCCATCGAAGCCTTTTCATCACCAGACAATGATTGAATCAGATCGGTGCTGAACAAGAAGTACTTTGCAGACTGGTCAAATTCGACGGGCGATACTAAGTGAGTCGTCCCGTAATCCGATTTTAACTTGGCATCAATGCTTTCAATCTTTTGTTGGAGCCCCTTAACAATCGTGGCATTTTGATCATAATCATGTTGTAATCGATTGATTTTCTGATTAATCAAGTTGAGTGAACGTTCTTGTTCGTCTTGAGCACTCTTCTTCTTACGATCATAAGCAACTAACGCATCTTGAGCGGTATGTAAGTCTTTTTCCGCACTCGTAATCGCGTGTTCCTTCCGCGAACGTTCACGGGTTTCAGTCTGTTCACGCTTCTGGAGTTTCACGAGTTCACTGTTGATTGCGTCACTCTTTTGATACAGATCCTGTGCTTGCTTCTCCTGTTGCTTCATCAACACGAATAACTTCTTAAGATCCTGTTCGCCCTGAATTGCTTTACGCATATCAGCTTCATTTTGCTTCAAATCAGCTAATGATTGTTCAGACTGCGTAATCTTCTTTTCCAACGATTTGATGGTTTGATCGCTCTTAGCAAGAGCTTTCTTAGCATCATCATAACGTTTTTGAGCAGCATTGATGGTCTTGACCATTCCCTGCCGTTCGCTATCGTTCGTGTTAACGACTTTGTCCTGTTTAGACAGAGTAACCTTAGCGTCCTTTAACTGTTGTTCTAAGTTTAACTGTTCGGCAACTAAAGTTTCATACTGTTGCTTTTCGTGCTTACGATCCTGAACTAATTGGACCTTAAGCTCCCCACGTAAAGTTTGGTATTGCTTGTTTAAGTCAGCCATTTCGCGTTCAATGGCCACACTGTTTTTGGCTGCTGTTTGGGTAGCACGCCGTTGGTTGACCCGGTTTTGGCCCTTAACTGGGGCACTAGTTGAAGCAGTCACGCTGCTACTAGTTGGCCGGACACCAGCAGATGACCGCACATTGGGGGTCGTACTACTTTGAGTCGCCTTTGGTTTTGGCTTTTGAGCAGCAACGGTTGAAGTCGCCGTTGCACGCTCAGAATGATTACGGTAATCCTCATTCTTATCTCTGCGCTTTTTATTGAACATCTTCATAATGCAACTCCTCCATAAACTTGATTGTTTGCTCAAAGAGTAGAAAGGTCATCGCTGACCTTTCTATCCGTTCAGCAAATAATCAAGCTATTCTAATTATTATGCTTCATGCTTCCGACGAGAAACGCCAAAGTATAGCGCTGAACCCATCAATAAGGTTGAAAGACCCAAGACAGCCAAGGCAGTCCCGTTTTCGTCTTCATCCGTTTGTGGTAACGTCTTTGCGTCTGAAGTCGTCGTCTTAGTCGTAACTACTGGCTTCAATGAGGCTGATGCAGGAACAACCCCACTAGTCCCATTGTTAGTAGTAGCCGTCGTCGTTGGCGTTACTTCATCATCAGAAACCGTGGTTGCTGGTGCCGTTGAAGTCGTCGTTGATGAACCGTTGTTTGATGAACCATTACCATTATCAACAGTATCGTCACTTGGCGTCGTAACAGGAGCAGTTGTAGTTGTACCAGTACCGCCACCGTTGACGTTGTCACCAGTGCCAGGTGCAGTCGTAGGTGCTACCGTTGGTGCCGTGGTTGGTGCTGTGGTTGGCGCTACTGTTGGCGCCGTAGTTGGTGCCGTAGTAGTACCACCATTCTTCGTATATACTAAGGTCACGGTGTTACCGTTATAACCAATTGTCCCGGCAATAGCATCACCAGTTGAGTGGTTGTAACTGTAACCAGCAATTTCTGGTTGACCAACAGTGTAAGCTTGACCAACAATATATTCAGTTACGTTGGATGCTTTGATAGTGTTACCATCAGCATCAACATAATTAATCGTCAAGTTAGCTTTGTTTTCAACTGGTGTCGTTGAATCCTTGGTGTAAGTTAAGGTAATCGTCTTATTACCATCAACCGTACCAGTCAAAGCGGCATCAGCTGACTTGTAAGTGTAACCATCGATCGTTGGCGTTTCAACCGTATAAGTTGAGCCGTTATCCAAAGTTTGGGTCGTAGCGGCCTTGATCGTGTTACCATCAGCATCAACGTAGTTTACCGTAACCGTTGATTGTTCAACTGGGGTGGCATTCTTGGTGTAAGTTAAGGTAAT